CTCCTTACTCCGTAAACCTTCAATGATTGTTACATCCATAATCTTAATTAATTCATTAAGAACATTAACAAGTTTAGAATCAACACCTTTTAATCTCTCTTTGCTTCTTTTTCCAAATTTGTACATTATACTTACCTAGTAGTTATTATTTTTTATCATCCGCTCTTGCGCAACTGTATGAACGTCCTTGCCAACTAAAAGTACCACCTGAACCACCTGAACAATTCTTTTTAAAAGCTGCTCTAAAACTACCGCCTGATTTTGATTCTTTTTTATATTTAGGAAATACTCCAGCTTTAGTTAGTTTAGAACCTTTATCTGCTAAATCTTTTTTATTTACTTTTGATTTGATGCCCATTGCTTTTTTCTTAGCAGCTACTGTTCCAGCACTTCCAGACTTACCACCTTCTTTCATGCCTTTTACTGTTTTTATTTTGCCCTTCATTGTTTTGGACATTTTTCTTGCACGAGCTCTTTCTCTACCAGCTTTTGTAAGTTTTTCACCAACGACATATTTGCCACTAGCAATTCTTTTTTTTCTTTTTTCTTTTAGTTTTTTAAGCATTTTTTTCTCCTAAGCTATTAACCAACTTTTTGCTTTTCTTTTAGGTTTGAACCATCTTTTTTTCTCCTTATCTTTTTTCATATTAGGAGGAAAAGCGTGTATTTGCGAGTA